CGCTATACCTGGTCAAGACATAGTTCCTACTCCAGCAGTGGGAACGGGTTCAGTGGGAACAGTTACAGTCACTGGTACTGGTATATTTTCTGTAACAGGTAATGTAGGAACAACTGCTGTAGGAGATGTTTTAGCAGCTGCTGGAGCTAGAGTAACCGAAACTGGTTTAACTGGATCTGTAAATATTGGTAACGAAGCAGTCGTGGGTACTGCTTTAGTAGCAGTCACTGGCAATGCTGGAACTACGGCATTAGGTAGTGAATTTATTACAACCACAACTGGCGCACCAGTAACAAACGTAGTAGGAACAACTGCACTTGGTTCTGAATCTGTCACAGCAGGAGCAAATACGGCAGTAACATTATCAGAAGCAACAATTTCTATAGGAACAGTTGCAATAACTGCTGGTTCTGTGTTATCTTTGACGGGAGTAAGTGGAACTGGTTCTACAGGAGAAGAAAACGTCTGGGGTTTAATTGTTCCAGACCAAGTACCTAATTGGATTGAAAGGGTCGCATAATGGCAACATACGTAAACAATCTTAGATTAAAAGAAATAACGACTGGTGATGAATCGGGTACTTGGGGTACTTCGACAAATACTAATTTAGAATTAGTTGGTGAAGCTTTAGGGTTTGGCACAGAAGCTATAACGACTAATGCTGATACTCATGCAACGACAATCGCTGATGGATCTGCTGACGCAGGAAGAGCAATATACATAATTTACACTGGAACGTTAGATTCAGCTTGTACGATTACTATAGGTCCTAACACCCTAAAAAGAGTTCATATAATTAAAAACGGCACGAGTGGTTCTCAAAACATAATTATAAAACAAGGCTCTGGTGCAACAATCACCATACCAAATGGAGATACTAAAGTAGTCTCTTTAGATGGTGCAGGAAGTGGAGCGGCGGTGACCGATGTATATGCTTCATTATCAGTTGTTGATTTAAAAGTACAAGATGATTTAACTGTAACTGGTGATGCAGATATAGATGGAACATTAGAAGCTGATGCCATTACAATTAATGGAACTGCAATAGCTTCTGTATTAAGTCCTATTGCAGGTAGTTCAAGTATAGTTACAACTGGTGCATTAAATGCTGGATCAATAACTTCTGGCTTTGGTACAATTGATACTGGCTCATCTACGATTACAACGACTGGTGCTATTACTGGTGGTTCATTAGTAGCAGACAACATTACAATAGATGGCACAACTATAGCTTTATCTAGTGGTGACTTAACAGTAGACGTTGCAGGAGATATTAAATTAAATGCTGATGGTGGCGATTGGCAATTTAGAGATGGTACTGACCATATACTTTCAATATCAAACAATAGTAGTAATGTAGAAATTAAAACCGAAATATCTGATAAAGATATGAGTTTTAAAGGTAATGATGGTGGTAGTGTTATAACTGCTCTTACTCTTGATATGTCTGGTGCAGGAGCGGCAACATTTAATAATGATGTAACTGCTTTCTCTGATAAACGATTAAAAACAGATATAAAGCCAATAACAAATAGCTTAGATAAAGTCATGAAAATGCAAGGCGTTTATTACAAAAGAAATGATGTAGAAGATGCTAGAGAGCAAGTTGGTGTATTAGCACAAGATATGGAAGCTATTTTACCAGAAGTAGTTCTTACGGCAGATGATGAAATACAAACTAAATCAGTTGATTATGGTAAGATAACGTCAGTTCTTATTGAAGCAATCAAAGAACTTAAAAAAGAAATAAATGAATTAAAAGGAGTGTAGTTAATGGCTCTCCCTGCAGTTGGCTCAGCAATAAGTATATCACAAATACAAACAGAGTATGGTGGTTCTAATCCTGCATCTCTATCTGAATACTATGGGCAAGGTAATGCACCTTCTTCTGGTGCAATTACAATGTCAGCAGATTTTGGTGGCACTCAAGCAGAGACAGTTATATCTAGTAGTGCTCAACAAATAACAGTATCAAGTTACATATCCTCTGGAGAAACATTGAGAATTGGCAGTGGTGTATATATCTGGTCTGATAGCACATCTACTGCAGGAATGGTAATCAATATACCTTGTACCATAATTAACGATGGTTATATCATAGGCAAAGGTGGTGCTGGTAATGGTTATAATGGAGGACCCGCTATTAATGTCACAACATCAGGCGTAACTATTATTAATAACTCTGGTGCATTCATCGCAGGAGGTGGTGGAGGAGGAGGTAGAGGTAGAAATGGTACTGGTGGAGGCGGCGCTGGTGGTGGAGCTGGACATGGACCCGGAGGTGCAGGTGGCTCTATAGGTAATTCTGGAGCTAGTGGTTCTGGTACTGGCTCTGGTGCTGGTGGAGGTGCTGGTGGTGGTGGTTCTGCTACAACATTCTCTGGAGGTCAAGGTGGTGGTGGAGGTGGTAGAATACTTCCAGGTTCTGGAGGAGCTGGTGGTTCTAATAGCGGACCAGGTGGATCTGGTGGCTCTGGAGGAAATGCTGGTTCTAATGCACCTAATGTTGGAGGAGACATGGGTGGAGGCGGAGGAGGCGGAGGCTGGGGAGCTTCTGGTGGTAAAGGATGGTATCCAACCTCAAGTGCATGGCCGGGAGGTTCAGGTGGTGCGGCTATAACAGGCACATCAAGAACATTAACAAATAATGGAACAGTATATGGCTCTACATAAAGTAATAGTTAATAATAATACTTCACAATGTTTAGGTTCAGCTTCTGATGGAGTTTTACCTAGTGATTTAGATACAAGTATTTGGAGTTTGCAAAATTATAATTATGATGACCCAGAAACGCAAATAGCACCAATTGATTATAGCCAATGGGATACTATTGCTATGATTAATATGTATTTTGTAGATGATGAACTAACACTTGATAACCCATGAATGTAATTAAACTAGATACTAACCAAAAAAAATTTGAAAATGCAGAATTTAATTTTTGGGTTTTTGAAAATGCAATCAATAAAGAAATTTGCCAAGATATAATAAATTTAGGCAAAGATAAATGGCAAGAGGCTAAAATACAACGTAATGTTGTATCAGAAAAATCAGTAGACCCAAAGTCAAGAATAAGTGATGTGGTTTGGTCAAATGATGATTGGCTTTACGAAATTGGTTGGGATTATGTTGCTACTGCAAATAAAAATGCAAATTGGAACTTCAATGTAGATTCATGTGAAGCTATGCAAATAACTAGATACAAAAAGAATGGACATTACGATTTCCATTTTGATGGCAATGGATTTACTGCATATAATGTGCCTAACAATAAATTTCTACATGGTAAAACAAGAAAGTTATCTATGACTATAGTGCTTAATGAAGATTATGAAGGTGGCGAATTTGAATTCTTTGATAGTAAAAGATTAATTAAAGAAAAAACTGGAACTGTTATAGTGTTTCCATCTTATATGGTACATAAAGTTAGACCAGTTACAAAAGGAACTAGATATTCTTTGGTTGCTTGGTTTTGTGGTGAACCTTTTAGGTAATTATATGAAAAAAGGTTTAGAAAAAAATAGTAAATATAATAAATACGATATTAATAATGATGGTGTTGTAACAGATGAAGAATTGGCAATCGCCACATCTATTAAAGAAACAGAACAAGTTTTAAGAAAACAATTGGCACAACTAAGAATTGCAAGAGCAACTTTAATAGCAATGGGTTTATTTACTGTTGCTATGTTTTTTGTAGATATAGAAAGATTAAAAGCGTTGGCGGATATAAGTAATCTATTTTATATTTCTGGTGCAGGAATTGTAGGTGCATATATGGGTGCTTCTGCTTTTATGAGTAAAAAATAATGTTCAAAGCCTTAGTTACAATTTGTGTAATAGGGTCACCAAATAATTGTCAAATTTTAGAAGATCAAACTGGCCCGTATGAAACTGAATTTGCCTGTAAACAAAGAGCATTAGAAATAAGCAGACAAGTTCATAATTATTATCCACTATGGAAGCCAACTATGTATAGATGTCAGAAATTACCTGCAGGGAGACTTAAATGGAAAATATGATACTAGATGCTTGGAATGATCTTAGTTATATAGAAGGCGTATTATTTACTATGTGGATATTTATTCTATACTATGGCAAAGTATGGATAGATAGTAAGTTTAGACGAAAGGAATGCACATGCTCACGGCGTTAATTGGACCCGTATCTAATCTTCTTGGCAAATTTATAGAAGATAAGGACATGAAGAACAAGTTGGCACATGAGGTGGCAACAATGGCTGAATCACATGCTCAGGAACTGGCAAAAGGGCAGTTAGCTATAAATCAAACTGAAGCCAAGCATAGATCAATCTTTGTAGCTGGCTGGCGACCTTTTATTGGTTGGACATGTGGCATTGCTCTGTGTTGGCATTTTGTATTAGCACCAGTAACTATGTTTATATGTGCATATCTAGCAGTAGAAATACCAGAATTGCCAAGTTTTGATATGGGTTCACTTATGACTGTTTTGATGGGAATGCTGGGACTTGGCGGGCTCCGCAGTTTTGAGAAGTATAAAGGTTTAACAAAATGATGTGGTTTTGGTTGAGTTTAGCTAAATTTTTTAATAAGATTGGTAATTATTTCTATTATCGTCATGTAAGTTGTTTGAGAAAAAGACAAGGAAGATAGATGAACATTGATACATTAAAAAATGAATTGATTGCTGACGAAGGAGTAAAGTACGAAATATACTTAGATCATCTAGGATATAAGACGTTTGGTATTGGTCACTTGTGCAGAGCAAAAGATCCAGAAAATGATATGGAAGTTGGAACTGAAGTGTCAAAAGAAAGAGTTGATGAGTGTTTTGCAGAAGATATTGAGAAAGTTATAGATGACTGCACAATACTTTATGATGATTTTTATATACTGCCAGAAGAAGCACAATTAATTATTGCAAATATGATGTTTAATCTAGGAAGACCAAGATTAAGTCAATTTTCCAAGATGCACGCCGCAGTAATGGATGCTAACTGGATTGAGGCTGGCATTCAAATGGAAGATTCTAAATGGGCAAAACAAGTTCCAAATAGAGCACAAAGACTTTGTGAAAGAATGAGGAATGTAGCCTAATGCCTTTAGTGCCATTAAAATTCAAAGCTGGAATAGTAAAAGACATTACAGAATATGCTTCTGGTCAAGCTGGATTTTATACAGATGGTAATCTAGTAAGATTTAGAAATGGTTTTCCAGAAAAAATAGGTGGATGGCTAGAAGAAACATACTCTTTCAATGCTGATCAAGCAACAACTACTACTATAACAGGAACTCCAAAACATTTAGTTGCCTGGAGAGCCACAACTGATAGCTTTGATAGAATTGTTGTAGGTACACATAACCATTTGTATGTAATTAATAATAGTGTGTTTTATGATATTACGCCTCTTAGAAAAACTTCAGAAAACTTAACTAATCCTTTGGTTACAACAAGTAGTAGTTCAGTTGTAACTGTCACAGATACTGGTCATGGTGCACAAACTGGTGATTTTATAGTTATAAAACAAGCTACTGCAGTTGGTGGAATAAGTGCAGATACAATTAATAGATTAGAAGGCTATCAGATAACTAAGGTAGATGATAATTCTTATACATTCGTCG